GTTGGAGGTGGCCACTGATGTTCGCGTTTACCTGGGTCGTGATGAGTCGGTAGTACCTGTAATAGCCTACATCTGGGGAGATGTCACCAAAACTCGTCGCCGACCCCTGGGCCCATTGGGTCGACATTGGTACCTCACCCGAGGCGGGGTCGTATGCGAGTAGGTCCGAGAAGCTGTGCACTAGGGTCCATGTGGTACCATCGTTACTCCCAGCAATTTTACCCACCTTGGGGGCACGCCGTGCATCACCAGCATGTCCTGGATACCCATAGGTCGAGGTCAATTTGAACGCCTTTGGGACCTCGATCTGGAGCCATTCACCGGCGATGTTGTCACCACTCACACCCGTCTGTGTGGGTAAGGTGGTTACAGGTAAACCATTCGCATCATACCTAGATGCAGCCGAAATCCAACCATAGTAGTACTGTGCGTCGGGTATGGGGTCGGTGGTCGAGACCCTGTTCTCAATAGCACCATCGAAGGCTCCCCAAGCATAATACGTGGTCAATATGCTACTCGCACTCGCCACGTAACCAAGTGGGGTGGTGTTAGAGGTCATCGGGAACCCTGGGAACTTCCGGGGTGTGGGGGTGGATTGGTCCCCTCGACCGTGAGGTCCACTTTCTGCAATTAGATTTGTGGGACTGACATCCGAAACACTTCCACCACCCACATACGACCACCGGTTGCCATTGTAAAATTGTAGTTTATCTATAGTTGTATTAAGTCTCACCATTCCAGTAATACCGGTGGCTGGTTCTTCCGCTGTGGTACCCGAGGGCAAAATCATCGCGTCCGTTTTGTTAATGTCTAGGGTCGCCCTAGGTTGTGTGGAACCTATACCAACTCTACCAGTTGTGGTATCTACATAGAGATTCGCTGTGCCAATCTCGGCGTTCGAGGTGGTCACCAGACCTAGGGTGGGGTTGGTGGCTTTGATCTGACCCCCAACTTCGATGTTAGAGGTTGCCACCAAACCTAGGGTGGGGTTGGTGGCTTTGATCTGACCCCCGACTTCGATGTTCGAGGTCGCCACCAGACCTAGGGTGGCGTTAGTGGCTTTGACCTGACCCTGTACATCAACATTGGTGGTCGCGATTAAACCCGTCGTTATGTTTGAGAATGTCACAGTTTGACTTGTGCTACTCCCGACATTGACAACATTTTCAAGTCCGTAGGCTGGTGTTAAGTTAATAGTTCCCAAAGTTAGATTATGTGTCAAGGTATTCCCCACGACATGGAGGACATTTGAAGATGTGGTGTCAACGTGAAGGTTTGAACCTATCGAGAGTTCCCCAGTTGGACCCGTGTTAGAAATACCCACGACCGACGTACGGAGGGTGGCATTCGTAATGTCAAGGAAACCTTCTGGTGTTCCTATTGGCATTTAATATAGGGTAAGAAATGATTTACACGTTATTAAATGTGAGTGGGCCACACCGGGTTTTCTGGATCGGTAGTCTCCGAAGGTAGGTTCCTTAGAGCCTGGCGATAATCTAGCCACCCCTGCTTTGTGGCCTCATCAGTGTGGGGATAGTCAGCCACGATATACTTATCTGTTTGGGTGAGGAGAAGATCACGTTTCTTCCTAAGGTTTTTCCAGGCATTCTCAACTTTCAGGTCCCCCGCCTTTTTAATAAGTTCCTCTTCTGTTGGTTTGGGGGTGTCTGGATCTTGCCAAGTTAAACCACCGTAAGTGTACCCATTCAATTTCCATTTAGAAGTGGGATATAAACTTACAAGTGCACTGGTGATGTCCGCCATTATTATAGTTGCCATATTTTTATTGAGCTAATTCGAGGGCACTTTTGTAGGATACACCAATTTCTCTATTAGCTTGACCGTCATTTCCACCGAGCTCGGTCCTATTTACATAGCTTGGTTGAAATCCAGAGCCGGTCGCATCATGTAAATATAATTTATATGTTATAAAGTTGGTCGTTTTTGGTTCATCCACCCATTTTATATTTGTGTTAGCCATAGTATCATCGAAATTTAATTCATAAGGGTGAGTAGCGACACCATTCCAGTGGTTTACACCCACAGTATTATTGTAACCAATGAGCTCATTATCTCTATAAATTCTATATACTTCGTCGTAGTGAATTTCACCACACACGTTCCAATGTAAGAGTATTTTTGAATTTACACTTTTGGGTTTTATCGTAATGTCAAATACGTCCAAATGTTTATCAAGTACTGAGGGATATGTGACTATATCATGAACATTTTCAACGACAGATTGTACAACAACACCATGTGCATACATGTCTCCATTTACATGGAGTTTATGTTGGGCCATACTGGTTCCAATTCCCACATTTGAACTTACGACGAGTTTCGAAGTCCCCACTTCCAAATTGGAAGATACTGTGACGTTCCCAGACACTGTAAGATTTGAGGACATAACCGAATTACCAGTGACCCCCAAGTCTCCCAAATAAACAGATTTATCACCTACCACCAATGAAGAGACCGAAAGTTCCGCACCTTCTATTATACCCGTTTGAAGTGTAGCGTCACCAAGATCTAAGTTGTCCTGAGGTGTCTCAACAACCATTTAATATAGAGGAAGAAATGATTTATTGTGTTATTTCTATCGCAGATACATAGGACACACCAATTTCGTTGTCATTCGATCCAGTGGAACCTACTGGTCTATTCAAATAAAATATATTGGCACTGGTGCCATCCGCTTCATGTCTATACAATTTATATGTTATGGGGTTGGTAGTAGCCGGTACATCAACCCAATTTATAGTTACTCTATGTGGTGTTGAACCATTATCTACATCGGCTGGTACAGCTACAACACCATTCCAATCATCTATAGTACTTCGAGTATTATTATAACCAATTAATGTGGTGTTCCTGTAAATTCTAAACACCGCATTGGGGTCAGTTTCATGCACTACATCCCAATTTAAAAGTATCTTGGAGTTTGCAAACTTTGGGGTTATCGTAATATCAAGTGCATCTATATGTAAATCAACAACAGCTGGGCTATAAGCAATTCGATCGTGAACAAGTGATGTAACAGTTTGAATAGTTATATCTCGCGCATAAAAATCTCCATTTACATGAAGATTGGTCGCGGGTGTATATGTTCCAATACCAACCTTCCCATTCTGTGTATTTACAAAAAGATTGGAGGAGGTTCCAACTGTCAAATTTGAAGCTATTTTGGTGTCGCCAGAGACTGTCAAGTTTGAGGAGACTGCGGCGTTCCCTGTGATTTCCAAGTCCCTCGAAACATCGGTGTTTCCTTCTACTACAACCGAATTGACTATATTTGAGGATAATGAAATATCTGTGGACTCTAGAGTATTAACCCTTACAGTGGCATTCTTAATATCAAGTATACCCTGTGGCACCCCGACAACCATTTAGTATAGGGGGAGAAATGAATTATTGGGCTAATTCTGTAGCCATCTTGTAGGACACACCATTTTCATAGTTGCCCGTTCCACCAGAACCAAATGTTCTATTCAAATAAAATGTTGTAGATCCACCCCCAGAATCATGTAAATATACTTTATATATAATGGGATCTGTTGTATTTGGTGTATCTACCCAACTTAAAGATACATTGTTGGGGGTTGAGTTTTCATCGCGGTCATAATGAGCTGGAGCGATACCATTCCAGTGATTCACACTAGGATCTTCTGTATTATAACCAATGAGTGTACCCCCCCTATATATCCTATATACAGAGTTATGGTGAGCTTCACCATTAATCGTCCACTGTAAAAGTATTTTTGAGTTTGCAAACTTTGGTCGTATCATGACATCTAAACAATCTATATGTTTGTCTACACCACCGTATGTAGTTATTCTGTGCACATTTTCAACAATTGTTTGGATGGTGGCACCGGGTGTATAAAAATCACCGTTCACGTGGAGTTTGGCTACGGGGGAATTTGTCCCAATACCTACATTTCCGGAAACTTTATCTACAAAGAGGTTTGCCGTGCCAACCTCCAAGTTCGAGGAAACTGTGAGTTCACCCCCGATTGTTAGGTTCGAGGAGACTGTGGTATTCCCACTGACCCCAAAGTCCCCAGAAATTGTTGTACCTCCATCAATCACCGGTGGGTAAGTCAACTCTGATGACACCGTGACATTGGTGGCCTCTATCCGTTTTACCCTCAATATGGCATTCTTGATTTCCAAGTTGTTTGCTGGTGTATCAAGGACAACCATTTAATATAGGGTAAGAAATGAATTTACCTGTTATTAAATGGGGAGGGAGTGATTGGGATCACTCGGGGACGGGGGGCCAATCAGGGTTCGCGGGGTCCTCCGTATTGGCTGGGAGGTCCCTTAGAGCCTGCATGTAGGTGGCCCAAGCCTCTGGGACTGGGGTCGATGTGGAGTACGCCTTTAGGGTCACCCAATCTGTGGTGGCGAGGCGACGATCCCTCTCGGCCCTAAGGTCCTTTAGGGGCTGGGCGTCCACCAACTCTTTCAACCTCGCCTCAAACTCTTCCTTTGGGGGTTTCTCGTGACCGGGGGGGAACTCTATAGATTCCCAAGTTGTACCAACTTGAGAACCCCCGGGCACTTTTTTGTTGTCAAAATATTCTTCTAAAATTTCATATATAAAAGAAATTAATTGTGTTTCTTTTGGGTTGAACATATAATTTAAGATGATATATAAAATCCCGTGAAACCGTTATGGGGGGTTTGGCCTATATACATATAATTAGACCCCCCAAAAACAAATCTTAATTCATCACCAAGGTTCAAATATATAGTACCACCTGCTACAACTTGATTATATTGACTCCCTGTAGCACCACTATATCCGTATATACGCGATTGTTCCGTCCCGTTCAATTCGCGAACATCATTTACCGAGATCCAGGTAAACGTTTCCTGATTGTTAACTTTAGACATTAACCACCATGCCACGTAGTAGTACCCTGCTAACGGACATGTGAATACACCACTTGGTTCAAGACCACCACCTTTATTATGAACAATTGAATTAAATGGAATAGGATTTACGGGGGCGTTAAGAGTTGTCGCGGTTGTTGGGTGACCTGCGTGAGCCTGAAAGAACACTGGACACCCACCCCTGATGTCCCCCCTCACGTCTAGGACGGCCCTAGGCTCCGAGGTCCCGATCCCTAGGCGCCCAGCCTTGAGGGTCACCACGTCTGGGCTGACCCCAAAGTACTCCTTCTGGTAGGCGTAGAGCTCCCAAATCTCATCCGCCGAGAGGGCGTTGTTGTAGAGACGGAAGTTGGCGATGGAGCCGTTGAAAGGATTGGTACCATTTGGATAAGTCCCAATTTTTAGAGTTGAATTCGCATATGCATCGAGTGCTGATATAGTGCCAGCCGTTGAAGATATACCCAATTCTACACTGTTCAAAAACACTTTTCTGGACGATGTATCTGAACCACCCGAATAGGTGACACTTAGATGATACCATTTATTGGGAACAATAGTGCCAGGACCCCCGAAATATACAGCGTTACTTGAAAAGCCGTAACTTAAATTGCCATTTGTATGTATAACTAAGTGTGGTGTTTTATTAGCACCGAGGGCCGTGTTCATACTAAACAAAGTATTTATCGCACTCAAAGAATTCACCTTGAACCACATACTCGTGGAGTGTACCCAAGCACCCGCGGGGTTGGTGAGGGTCGCCGTAATTTGGTCATCCACCCCATCGAAGGTGAAGGCTTTGTAGGTGGTATCAAAACCAACCCCACCCGAGGGGGTCCCGGTGACCCCGTTCCCAGACTTGTCTGCCACGGTGGCGGGCATGGAGGTGTAGTCCTGACCGTCGTAGTACACGTTGGAGAAGTCTGTCTTTGGGACGTTAGGGGTGGTGTGGAGGACTACGTCTGTGCCAGTGGCCACGTTTGCGGTGAAGGGGGTGCCAAAGAGTTCCCATTCACTAAGTGAAGTTCCCGCGGCACTTGCTGAACTTGTATTTGTATCAGTGATAACTAGTCCAAAATATTTATAATAGGCACTAGAGGAATCTACTATAACAGACACAATTGATGTATCAGTGCTAGCACTTATTCCAGTTATGGTATGTACTAAACTCCACGACACACCGTCATTAGAACCGTAAATTTTACCATTCTTTATAAACTCTGATCTACCATAATTCAGTGAAGGTGATGAACCTGGTACTATTGGTGTTGATATTCTAGGTTGAAGAGTAAACCTTTCGAGTTTGATTTTATAAGGTAATTGAATTTGAACCCATTCACCATTAACTGCACCTGTACCTAAATTTGATGATCCGACGTATGTTCCATTCGCATTATATTCTATATCAGAGCTAGTTGATCTCCACCCATCGTCGACGCCACCTTGTACGTTATTAAATATTTTCCAAACTTGACGACTCGTACTTTCTTCTTTACTCGCACTCGCCACGTAGCCCCTATCAGAGTTGGCGGTTAGGGCAATCCTTGGTTCCTTGGTTTCATAGTCCCTGGTGGACAACTTGTACTCCATGACGACGTTGGAGTTCGATTTAATTTGGGAAACATTTGAGACCTGGTCAAAGTTAATTGTGGGTATGTTACCAAAACTCAAACCGACGACTTCACCCACGCTCACGTTCCCAGAGACGCTCACGTTCCCAGAGACGCTCGCGTCACCTCGAACATCTAGAGTTGAGGTGGGCATGTTGGTCCCTATACCAACATTGGAGGTGGTCGTATTCACAAAGAGATTTCCGTTACCAACTTCGATGTTCGAGGTCGCGTCAAAGCTCTTCGTGGGGTTGGTGAACTGAATCATATCGTTGGTGACATTGCTTACCCCCGTGATAGACTGAAGACTGTAGGCCGACTGGAGCCGGACCGAACCAACCTTGAAGCCTTCGGCGTGGACGTTACCAGTCACCCTGAGGGAGGCGTTCTCCAAATCCAAAAATCCATTATTGCCTTGTATGGACATTTAATATAGTGTAAGAAATGATTTACATGTTATTAAATGTGGGTGGGCCACACCGGATTTTCTGGGTCCACGACTGTAGCTGGGAGGTCCCTAAGGGCCTGGCGGTAGGTTGCCCAAGCCGTCTTTGATTCTGGGGAGGCGTGGGGGTAATCCGACACGAAGAGGTAATCACACTCGGCAAGGCGACGGTTCCTCTCAGCCCTAAGTGTATCGAAAGCCTTCTCATGGAGGAGTTCCCTAAGTCGCGTCTCAACCTCCTCCTTGGTCATCCTCTCAGATTCCGGTATGTCCTTCCATTGAATATCTTCATAACGGGGGGTCCAAAGACACCAGGGTCTACCCGGATACCGCTCTTCCAATACTTTTAATAGACTCATATTCTATGAGGATAAATAAAATCCATTATATTTCATATAATATTCATGTAAATTACCTTCAGTCAACCACACATCTAGGGTATCACCAACCTCTAAATCAACTATAATACTATTAGCTTGATGATTATACTTCGAGTCGCCGGAGCCTGTCGGATCGCTATATGAACCGTGAAATTTCCCCGAATTTACTTGATTTTTACGGAATGTTAACATTAATGGGGCCGACGTATTGATCCCCATCGTACTATATATAAAAAAATAATATCCTGCAATCGGAGCTGTAAATACACCCGTATTGGGGTTATAACCAGCCCCGCGATTCATTAACACCATATCCCAAGGAATAACCTGACCACCGTTCAATTCATATGCCGAGCATGTAGCACTGAAAAATACAGGGTTTTGGGCAATGAGAGCTGCGTCAACGTTTAAAGTTTTAGTGCGTTCTTTCCATACATTTTCTTCGTAAATTATGATATGACCGGCATCACCTCCTTGTACTTCGGACTGAGGTGCGCCCCCAACATAGACATTCCCATCATTTGAACACGCTGTACTAAAACCCAGTTCGGAGGAAGCGCCGTTCCTCCCTCCCCCAAAAAATTTTTTAGTTTGGTTCCACACGCCATTGATTCTGTCAAAAACCACTATAGAACCACCATCTACCCCAGCACCGGCCATATTTGGATGATGGTCCCTCTCCGCGCCAACTATAATTCTATCCCCACTTTGACTCATGGATACATGCCAACCGAAATAGTCTTCGTTATTCCCATCGTTATCTCGGAGTAGTTGGGTCTCCGTCGTCGGCCAAACACCACCAGATTTTACATATATGTAGACAGCGCCCCTATTCGATCCCGTGGTGTCATTACCCCATGCACCCGCGACAATAATAGTTCCATCTCCGGATATTGCGACACTTTGACCTAAAAGCATGTCGCCACCTGTTGCAAAATCCGATGCCCACATTTTTTTGGTTTGTGTCCACGTTCCAGAGCCCCTCTCAAATATAAAGAGAGCACCTTCGTTTGTAGCCACATTATCATGGTGAGACGAGCCAACAACCAATGTGTACCCATCATCTGATAGAGCCACAGAACTGCCAAAATAACTATCAGCGTCATTTTCTGCCATCGTTATTTTTTGTGATTGTGTAGAGGGCCACGTTCCCCCAGATTTATGGTAAATGTATGCAGCACCCTGGTCAGCTTGACCATTAGCGTGGTTGCGCTCGGCTCCCACGACGATAACAGAACCATCACTCGAAATACTTGTACCTGAACCGAAATAGTCGCTGTCGACCGCGTCACTGGCGTATAATTCTTTGACTAAATTCCACACCCCCGCGGTTTGTGTATAAACGTATGCTCTTCCTCTGTTTGTGCCAACCGCATCTGAATAAGGTGCTCCAATAACAAGCGTTGAACCATCTCGAGACATGCTCATGGTAGAACCATTCCAGTGACCCAAGTGCCCACTCGGGGATAGATTCGTAACATCCCGATTTATTTGATACACGTACCATTCCCCCAACGTATTTTTTTTCCAAAATAAGACGGAACCGTCGTCCGTACTAGGATTGTTATCCTTGGGCGCCACCGCAGCAACTATAGTTCCATCCC